CTTTGTATAAAGTCGTATCTATCTCGCCTAGTAAATGCTTATTAGACATTACGTACTCGAAATGTTTGGGATGTGAAAAAACCATAACTTCTTCTTTCATAATTATATCAGTAATTGGTGATATAAAACCAATGCTGAGTCCCATAAAATTTGTTTTAACAGTATCTGCAAGGTGCCATGCAGTTTCGTGCAAGCTATGAGATACAATTTCTATGTCAAACTTAATCGTTAAAAGCTGCTTATTTCTTGGCAAAAGTAAAACAACCTCACGATTTGGCACTAGCGTCTTGCCCCTGTGACAAATGTAACTATCACCCACAAGTAAAGCGCAAAGATTATCGACCTGCTCAACTGTGGCAAATAGATCTATGTCATCCGGAAGTTTGTCGCCATTTTCTCTCAGGAACTTTGCATAGCTGCCGTGGATAATCATACGCTCCCCGTCACATCTGCCGCAATAGGGTCTTGTATAACGCCATAAAACTCTGTGAACCCACTACCACCGCCAGAATTTAAATTTATAAAGCTGGCTGCTAAAAAGCTGGACGTTGTAACGGTAGTTGCCTGAATGTAAGCGCCCTCAACGTCTTCCCGAATAGCGAGAGTCCATGTTTGGTCAGTGTTTTGTGAATAGTCATATTGTGTTTCCACGCGAATATAACTAGCAATAGCAGCATATTTTGGACCAGTTGGAAGTGTTGCCGCAGACAAGCCGACTGGTTTCAAATGAGCGCCGTTTGTAGGTGATGTTGGGCCAGCAAATATTAATAAACCCGCGCTATCAAATATTTCCAATCCACGGCCCGAACTTCCAGCCGCCGCAAGTGGCCTATCGTATATTAGAAGAAACACTGATCCGCTGGGGCTTGGGCGCGTTGTCCCTTCGGGGTAAGCTATGCCAATAATATAGGTCCATGTGTTTCCTGATCTACTGGACCGAACTATACCGATAACTGCACTGGAGTGAGTAGCAGGGGCGGCATATATAACTGGCACTGGAACGCTGTCCGCTGTCCCGCTGTACGAAATGCTTACTGTGTCTACGGAGCCTAGGTCTCCAAAAGTCCCAGTCCATGCAGTGATCGAGGTTTTTTGAGCCAGGGCCAAGCATGGGAAAGTGTTGTCAACAACCTTTACGCCGTTTGCATTAAAGACTTCAAATCCTACAGGCATCAGAACACACCGTAGTAAAGTAGGCCACCATCTGCACCATTAAGGCCGTAGGTGACGACACCTGTTGTTTGATTCACAAAGCAACTCCCATAGGTTGTCGAACCGCTAGTAAGCAAAAAGGCAAAGACAAACTCGTTCGATTCCTTGCTAACCGTCAGAGATGACGTTGTGTTGGCGGCAACGGTCAATATTCCTTTGAAGCGACCAGTTCTGTCGGTAATATCTAAAGCAAGATCACCGTTCGAATAAAATGTTTGCAAGCCCGCTGGCATTACGTCCATACCCCCAATCGGACACGCTTTACATTACTGGCATCAAATATTTCAATGAGATTGTCTTTGATTTCAGTTCTCGCGCCTGTCGTGGCAGTCCGCAGCGTCCCGATGGTCGCTGTGATAGAGGACAGTTCGGTCACATTGATCTTAGCCGCAGTGATCGCACCAGCGAGCACCTTGTCCGCTGTAATGGCGTTGGTCGCTATCTGCGTGGCGGTAATAGCATTTGCAGCTATTTTTGCTGTTGAAATTGACCCATCAGTAATTTGCGTCGAAGTGATCTGTCCAGATATATCAACAGCGGGAACAGCAGCAGTCCATGCGGACCCAGTGTAGCGATAAAGCTTGTCATCCGTTGTCAGGAATACAACTCGACCTTCAAACAAGTCGGTTGTCGGCAGCGTTCCAACAATCTCATATCCGCCTTTGGCTTTAGATAGCGAAAACAGCTTATCGATTACGATCCCAGCGTAGATTCCAGAACCAGTGGCGCGGATACCAAGGGTTGCTGTATCTTCATTGTCATCAAACCCTGCCGTAACCGAATACGTCTGTAGCGAGTATGAGACTGTAAGCGCCTGTGGGTTGCTTATTGTTGACAAACTAAACGATGAACTTACGTCCGTATTACCGCTAAATACCTTAAAGCTTCCAGATGCTGGTGCGTATGACACAACCCCACCGTTGGCGTAAGAGAATAGCTGAACAACCTCTTTTGTTAGGTAACCCCCTATGGCGCTTGCACCCGCTACACCATCAGCACCATCAACACCCTGAGCTGCTAACAGTTTCCAGTTCGCGCCAGGGGGGCCGTTGCTCACTGATGATGTGTGGGCAATAGCTACAGAGTAACTCGAACCATTACGTTGGACAATGTCGCCAACAACATATGCCACAGATGCAGATGACCATTCACCTCTGTTCACATTGCGCGTGGCATTATCGTCTGGCTTGTCGCCATTGTCATCAACGATACCCGACCAATCAGCAGTTGTTCCCGCATCATCAATTCCCAATATAAATGGGCTATTTAGCGGGTTATAAATAGTTGGGGCAGTTGGCGTTATTGGTGCAACATCATCGTTATCCCATGCGTAGATCGCCGCGTTTTCTTCGACCAGCGCCATTGGTACTTGACCATCAAAGCGTATCTCTTGACTGACAACGCGAAAGGGCTTGTTGAGCCAGCCAAGTGTCTCAAGGCTGACACGCACAACGTCGCCAACCTGACAACCAAGGGCTTTGCTATTAAAGGATACAGAGAACATCCCACGATACTGGTTTCTCTGCAATATTTGCTTTGCAAGGCGTTGAGCGCGACGTCCATCTTCAACATAAGCAAGGTCAATCGACATGACTCGTTCGATACCATCAGGTGAAGCAAAGCCAACCTCTGGGTAATCCACTAGCTGATAAAGGCTATTTTGCGATGGATCGATATAGCGGCCACGAGCTACATTGTAATTTTCAGTTAACCCGCGAGTCTGCTGCCAATCAAATGCGCCAAGAATATCATTCTCGTTGAACGTCAAAACATAGTCTGCAAGGTCATTTTTCATTGCCGTTACCGACAATTTTCCACCGTTGTCACGCAGCGTACCGTTCATTGAAGCCAGTAAGTTGTTAATAATATCTAAGCGGTCATCAGCATCAGAGGCAGTACCACTTGTGCGATAACGCTTTTGCGTTCCGCCTATAGCTAGCGTTACGTTTTCATCACAAATGTTTGCGGCAGTAATGAATGATGCCATGTCTATCCGATTGTATGGTACCCCACAGCCTATTGATAGCTTATTGTTAATCTTCCAACCTAGAAGCCACCAGAGCAACTGAAGAGCAGGATTGTCTGTATCGTCTGCGTCCGTGTAAACACCCCATGTGGTTTGATCTGTTGCGCGGTGCGATCCTGATCCCACTGGCACAGTGCTGTCCTTACGAGGATCGTACAGAGGAGCGCCGTCACCGATAATGGTTACACGGCTAGGTAGGCCACTAGCTAGTGGGCTTTGCGCCTTTTTAGTATTGCCAGTGCGCTTTATGCGAATATGTACATACGCGCATCCAGTTAGAAGCCTAGATGATCCCCATTTGCCACCGCCGTTGATTGGTATGTAGTTGGCAGCACCCCCTTCTGTACGCACATCAATCGTCAAGTATCCAGCATAGGTGGATGTAGTGCCTCCAGACAAACTCCAGGCTTGCTTCTCTTCAAACCATATTTCATTGATTGACGCAACTTTATGAGCTGCCACAGCAATAATATAATCGATATACTCTTGATCTGTACCACTAGATTCATGGTAACGAAGGTCTAGTGGCATTGCTGTTGTACCAAAAACAGCTTTGCGCGGAGTCGATGGGTCAAGACTTACGTTAAGTCGTGAAATCTGTGACTTTGGTATTTTAGGGCCAAACAATGCCATTGACGCAGTAGATAGCGCAATTGAAGCGCCTACAGCCGTAATCGTGGCAGCAGTAAGAGCCTTAATGCCAATTGCAGCCGCAATCTCTGGCGCAAAAATTACAACAGCAACAGCCGCAGCAATTATTGCAATAGTTTTTATAGTTTTACCCACGGCCTACACTCCAGCATTTATCCCACAGATCGCGGTTTATTCTTTCTAAGCCATCATCTGAAGCGAAATAGGCGAAGCCACCCATTACTACGCCAACAGAGCCCTCAAAGAAAGCCAAGTCTCCGCGCTGAGCATGACTTATGGAAATCCTTGGGAACTTTCCGTCGAGCGTATCCCCTAATGTTCCTGCGCCAATCTCTTTAATAGCCCTGATACTACCTTTAAGGCTGTCGTAATGGCCCCTAAACTCAGACATTGGATCAACGCCAGTTATAGCCTCAACAGACCCTGCTGCGAACATACAGCAGTCGTTTACACCATACTCAAATGGATCTTCGCGTTTACTGGAAATATAGTCAGAAAGCGATTGCTCCCAAGTGGAATGTCTGATCATCGATCCATCTCTCTACCATACCCATCAAAGCCGCCTCCGCCTCCGCCGCCATAGTTATACGAGCCAGCCTCAGCCATACCGTTGGCAGCAGAGATAGCAGCTTCAGCGGACAGATCACCAGCATCAAAAATGTTCTGGATTAAATAGGTTTTGTTTTGTGCGCCAGCTATACTTGTTAAGTAGTTTTCTATTGTAAGGGTCACTGTTTGGCTGCTTGCGTCACCGCTGATGCCGACCTCGTTCATAAAACCAGTGTAATAAGGAACTATAGAACCAACTTGGTTCTCGTTCTCATCAACGCAATAAAACCAAAGCCGAGCAATGCGCCCCTGCCACTTTAGCTTATCACCAATGATGGCTAGGAAATCGGCATTGTTGACAACAAGTCCGCTCATTGAGATAGAAACAGTATCCGAGCCAGATTCGCTATGCTTTACTGGCGAAACATTAATTAGGTCGTGATTAAAGCCATCGTATGTCCCGTTCAGTTCGCTGTCGCTCGATCCTGAGATCACCTTGTCGTAAAGACCACTAGTCCCGCGTAGGACATCACCAACAAAGTCAGCATAGATCATCACGCGCCAATTAACGACAGTGGCTTCAAGCGCAGCTTGCGTGGTTGCGTCAACCATTAGTAGGACTCCCGTAGGTTCAGCGATAGGCTATACACATAACCGTTCTCAACTGAAAGGGTTGGCTCCTCCACAAAGTACATTAAGGCATATGGGTTCTTATACTCGATCACAGCATTGTCTGCTGGCGAGATACGGATAGGAGGCTCAAAGGTCAATGTTGCCACGCCTGAGCCATTCGCTGTGACGTTCTCAGTCAACTGTAAAAGCTGGTTGTTGATAGTGACAAATTGCCCAGCTACTAAAGTAGTTGAGGATATGGGCCAGCCGTCTGTTGCAAGTGTACGACCAGTCTGCCCAGCGCCAGCAACTAAAGGTGTCGATGCAGATGCCGACTGAGCCGTTGGATCGGCAGGGATCTGAAAGTCATTAGCACGTCCACGGGCCTTGGCTATGAAAGCCCTCCATGTATTGACACGAGTGCTGCCAACAATAGGCGGCAAAGAGATTTGACACTCCCACCAGCCGCGACCTGATGACACTGTCTGACGGCGTCCTGTCCACTCAGACACGTTGGTCTGCGACGGCATAATAAGCCGCCAGGTCATGCCATTGGGCTTTGGTGTTGTTGGATAACTAATTGTAGACATTACTGCATAACTCCACCGAGGCGCGGTCTACGCAAGCCAGCGACCGTACGGGCCTCTGCCGCAGCGATAATGGCCGGAGCCGCTTCCAAGATACCTTGCTGGACCTGAGCCCGAACAGCCGCCGGATCATTTGAGCCTCTGGCGTCCACGCTGATGTTGAAGCTGCTAGCCCCTGATCCGCCGGACAAGTTGCGATTAGGGATGATCGTGCCGCTGCCGCCAGGGATGAACATCTCTGGACCCTGCTCACCGACCATGTACGGACGGTTCTTGCCGACTGATCCGCCTCTTGCCCTTCCGGTTAAGTTAACAGAGCTTCCGATTGCACCTGACGGCGCTGGCGTACCAGTTAGACCACCAAGTGCCCCACTAACTATTCCCACGATCTGCTGCACTACGAACAGGCGGAACAACTCATCGATCACTGCGCTGATGATACCCTTCATTGCGTTTTTGAATGACATGGCTCCTGTTAGCATACCCTTAAAGGCATTGCTTACACTCATCCCAATGGCTTGAAAGGAGTTGTTTAACTCTTCGTTACGACCCTGTATTGCGACCATCTCATCACTTACCTTCGCTAAGTCAGGTAGTGTATCAACTAGTGATTTAATCTGGTCTTCTGTAACTTTAGCAAGGCTTTCGTCATTATTGCTAAATTCCTTGGCAAAGAACTCTTCGTAAAAGCCAAGCATCGAAAAACCAGGTTTTTCCTTTTTGGCTTTACTTGAATTAGCCCCATTTGCGCTGCCACTTTTCTTTTTAATGTCGTCAGCAGCCCTTTTGGCAGCAAGAGCATCAGCGTTTTTTGATATTCCCGCCAAAAAGTCTATATCAAATGTGTCAGTTGCAGCTTTACCTATATCGCTAAAGGCTTTAACTGTTGTTCCTTTAAACTGATTAACGACAGGTGTTAGTTTTCCAAAATCAACCTTATCAAGTCTGAAACCAGTTTGAAAAACATCGTCTAATTTATTAACAGAAGTGGCAAAAACATTTAATTTGCCTTCGGCCATGCTTATTAATTTGTTGATCGCAAAGATACCACCATTTACTACATTTAAAACACCTTCAGCAATCATAGAAAAAGAACTTCCGACTAAAATAGAAATAGCATTAATAGCTGTAACAAAAGCCCTTAGAATAAAGTTTGCTACTGTCTTGCCAACATATCCTAGATTTTCAAACACAGTTTGTAGGGCCTCTACCACTGGGTTCAAGGCACCTATGGCTGGAGCAAGTGCTTCCATAGCTGGTTTTAGGCCATTGGATATTTCCCCACCGATAGTTTGAAATGTTGCAACTGCGTAATCACCAAAATTAGCAGTTACTTCTTCGGTTTCCTTAGTCTTGCCTTTGAATTGCTGCATAAGCAGGGTGACGCCAATTAAAGCAATGCTTAACGGCCCTGCTAACAGGCGACCAAAGACGCCGATACCACCCGACATCAAAGACAGTGCGTATCCAATTTGACCGATCTGCTGGTTAAAAGCCTGTATCGGACTTGCCCCGGTGGAGATACTGGTGGCAAGATCGTTAAACTGCATCCCAAGTTGCTGTGCGCCTTGACGGTTATTTCGCAAAGCCTTTGATTGGGCATCAAGTGCGTTATTGTAACGCTTACCGTTGCTGATCACTGCATTGGTGGATGAAGCAAGGCCCATGTTGGCTGTCTTCAGTTGCTCAGTTTCTTTACGCAAAGAGTCGACAGAGGAAATCAGCTTTTTAAGCTGCTCCTGCCCAGAAACCTGAGCCGCGAATAGAAACTCAACTCTTTGGTCCTGAGCCACGCTTTTTCTGCCTCTCTGCGTCAAGCTTAAAGTAAGCGACCCACTCGTTATACTCGTCTATAGAGATTTCTTCAATCTCTGAGATGTTTTTACCAAGTCGATCCGCCAAGGTCAGTAGATTAAACCTAAACGGATCGTCTGTTAGTTTTTTTCCTGGTCTTCAACGCTAGTGCCGCTCATGAATGCCGCTGCGACCGTCGAGATCACCCCAACCTCTTCACGCATCAAGATAGCCTTATCTTCCAGTGTAAACAACTTATCACCCTGCCCTGTTTCTGCCTTGAGGATAATTAGATCGACCATTGCTTCAAATGATGCATTGCTCAAGAAGTTAGGGTGCTTGCGCTGGATGCGATTAAGCTCACCAGCAAGAAGTGGACCATGATAGACCTTCTCTGGCGCACCCTTCTCGCCC